AACGGCCCCATAATTACGACTTCTATATTTCGAAGCGTTTTTGGGAAATATTTTTCGCCATTGACCAACCATGAAAAGCAAAGCCCAAAAATGGCCTAAAGTTGCTCAATAAAGTGCTAAAAAGCCCCATAAAACGGCCTTTTTTCAGTCCATGAAATGCGGAAGCCAAAAACGGCCCCGTAATTTCGACTTCTATTTTTCAGAGCGTTTTTGGGAAATATTTTTCGCCATTGGCCAATGGTGAAAGCCGGAGGCAAAAAATGGCCTCATAAATGCGACTTGTAAATTTGGAGGCGTTTTTGGGAAATATTTTTCGCCATTGACCAACCATGAAAAGGGAAGGCCAAAAATGGCCTGAAGTTTACGACTTCTATTTTTCGGAACGTTTTTGGGGAATCCATTCCGCCATTGGCCAACCATGAAAGCCGGAGGCCAAAACCGGCCTCATAATTACGACTTGTAAATTTGGAGGCGTTTTTTGGAAAAGTTTTTCGCCATTGACCAACCATGAAAAGCGGAAGCCAAAAACGGCCCGAAGTTGCTCAATAAAGTGCTAAAAAGCCCCATAAAACGGCCTTTTTTTAGCCCATGAAACGGGGAGGCAAAAAATGGCCTCATAATTGCGACTTACGTTTTTCGAAGCGTTTTTGGGAAATATTTTTCGCCATTGGCCAACCATGAAATCAGAATGCTAAAAATGGGCCGAAGTTTACGACTTCTATATTTCGAAGCGTTTTTGGGGAATCCATTTCGCGTTTGGTCAACCATAAAAAGCGGAGGCCAAAAATGGGCTTTTTTTTCTTATCGCCATTCGTTGACATATCCGCCCCGACGCCGTTCGGGCTTCACCTTCGGCGCATCGTCGTCCTTGGGCTTTGCCATCAGCTTTGCGATTGCTTCAAAGTTCGGATTTAAGATTTCAAGCGCGGCCATGTTGTAAACGCGAATATCCAAAGCCTCGTTGCGCGGTCTGATTTTCCGATAGTAGCGAATTGCGAAACCGTTCTGGAATTTTGTCCGCACCTCCTCGGCAGTCAGTTGCTTGAAATACTCATCGTCGTATCCGTACCCGTTCGGGAAATGCTGGAACCCCGCGCCGACCTCCTCAACTTGCAAGCGAGCAAAGAGCGTATCCTTGATTGCTCCGGTTCCCAAAGTCCAAAGCAAGACGCGCTGATTTTTTATGCTGCGCTTATGGATCGGCGGCGCACCTCGAACGGGCGAGCCTTTGATTGGGAAAACTCGGTTGGCGGCGCGCGGCTTGCAGAACTCATAAACCCGACTCGTCGAAAATCCGCTATCAATACAGGTCGCCGCAATCTTGAGGACGGAGCCAAGCGGATGGTTCCAAGTCCGGCCAAGGTGTTTGTCGAGGTTATCCCAAACGCCGCGCTGCTCGGGCGATCCCGCCAGCACCTTATATTCAATGCCCCAAGTCTCCCCATCCGGCCCATGCCCCAGCACCTCAACCTCAAGCCGGTCGCCCTGTACGTCAACCGCTGCGGTCAAAACCATGACGCCCTCGGGCAACATATCCCCGCCATACAATTCGCAACGGGCAAGGAGCGGTTCGGCCTCAACCTTGTCGCCCTCGTCCTCCCATGTTTCCGATAAAAACGTATTGACCCAAACTTTCAACATCTGCTTGCCCGAGTCCTTGGCCGTCAGGAAATTCTCGGCGAACTCATGCAGGTAGGTTTTGAACTGCCGCTTTTTTCCCATGATGCGATACAGGCCGGAGAGGTGATACCCGCGCGTTCTCCGGTTGGGATAGGTCGCGCGCCACTCGCCTCGCAGAATCATTTTGATGCGGTCGGCGTCCTCGATGTCCTCTTGGCAATGCTTGCAAACGTAAACGGCCTCGCTGGTCTTGTCCTCGGGCCAACTCACCTGACTCCATTCGAGCCGATGGAATGTTGAGCAATGCGGGCAAGGGCAAAACCAGTAGCGTTGGTCGGAGTCCTCGAAATACTTCTCGATCCGGCTCGCGCCTTTGATGGTCGGGGTGCTGGCTTTTATCAGCGTTGCGTCATGGAAGTTTGAGGCGCGCGCATCGGCAAGCAAACAGGGGTCGCCCTCGGTTCCCGCGCTGGCTTCGTATGAATCAATCTCATCCTGCAAAACAACTCGGCAGGATATTTGCCGGAGCGAGGCGGCGGAGTTGCTGCCCGCGATGACCAGAAACCCGCCCGCATAATCCTTGCTCAAAACTGTATTGCCCGAGTCGCGCGAGCGAGGGTCTTTGACTGTTCCATGTAGAACGGGAGTTTCGCGGAGCATCAACGCCAATTTTTTCGTCGACCATTTCCGCGCGGTATCGAGCGTTGGATAAACCGCCAGCATCGGCGAAGGGTTCATGTGGATATGGTAGCCGACCGCATTCAGCAGCAGTTCGGTTTTTCCCATCTGCGCCGCCCACATCAAAACAGTTTCGCCGACCGTCTCATCAGTAAACGCCTCCATCGGCTCGCGCTGATATGGCAAGCGGTCGAGTCGAAACTTGCCAGCCTCCGGCGAGACGGCCCGCCCGAGATAGCGATACGCCTCGGCCCATTCGGCCACATTCATTTTAGGCGGAGGCTTGAACAGGGTCGCCGCCCTCATCAAGTCCGTCGTCAGCTTCGTCCTCCCCGATACGCTCATAAATTTGTCGCTTCGATAATTCGGCCAATGCCTCCTCGATTTCCTTGCGGAGTTCCTGCCGCTGATGGTCATCGAACCCGAGCCGCCCGCTGACCTTGTTTTCCATCCCGAGCAACTTCTGGCGCGCGATCATTATGACGCCTTGCCATGCGCGGACAACCGAGTCGGCATCGAGCGAGTTGCCCATCATACGCGCGAGCTTCAATTCCTCAATCTTCCGCTCGGCAGTTAGCTTTTTCCGCTTCTCATCTTCGGTCGATGAGTTCCGCTTTTGGGATAGCTCGCGGTAATGCCGGAACATCCCTTGAATGGTCGCCGTAAATTGGTACTGCCCGTTGAGCGGCGGCGGGAAATATCCGTCCTTTGATATTTGCCGATGCCTTCGGTCGGTTAATCCGGTCAGGGTGCAAAGCGTCTCGGCGGCGATGTGGCGGGTTTCAGTCATTACTTGCCAACAAGCTCGAACTCATGCTCACACTTTGGGCATTTTATTTTTTCGACAACGCTTGCCCCCTCGTCCGTTTCGCCAACATGAATTTGCGTCATCAAGTTTTCAAGCTCCGAGGAATCAAAACCCGTCAAGTCCATGTCAATCGCGCCCGTATCCAATTCGATCAAAACATCTTTCAACAGGTCGTTGTTGAGTTCCGCAAGCGATGCGATTTTATTGTCGGCCAGTAGGTGAGCAATCTCGTCGGCCTCGCTCTCGAAGTCCTGGCGATCGACCGGAACCTCCTCAAGCCCCATCGCCCGAGCCGCCATCAACCGACCATTGCCGCAGACGACGAAGCCCGTCAGGTTGCTGACGATCAGCGGCGAACGCCAACCTTGATGGGCCAAGACCTTTTGGATAAATCGCAGTTGCCCCTCGGAATGCTGGTTCGGATTTTGCGGGTGATGCTTGAGGTCGGCGACCGGCATCATTTCGGAATACGCGCAATTTGCCTCGATTGAATTTGCCGCCTGTATGGCGTTCTCTTGGCTCGCCTTTTGGGGGGGTGGTAGTTTGTTGTCTTTCATCTTAAAGCGTCACACGCGCGAACGTGAAACGGAAACGGGTCTGGTTTGTCTGTTGCTAACGAAATAAAAAAATCGGTCACCCCCTCGGCTTCTCAGCCCTAGGGAGGACCCGCCGATTCCATCGGAGCGCGTTAGACGCCAACCTCCGGCCAACAAACCGCCTCTGGTGCTTCGATCCTTTCACTTCCTCTTGACCCCGCGCCGGACGCGCTGCGCTGTCGTTCCGAAGTCAAACTTGTCCGTAAAGTCTCGAACGATGGCGTTTGTCTGCGAGCGCGAAAGATTTAATTTATTTGCCAAATCCGTTTGCGTTTTTAGATTTAACTCCGGCGACTGCATAAGAAAGCCAAGAGTCATCGCCCGATTGAACACGCCGCGCCGCTGAAAGTTTCCGTCATGGCATACCCAACCAACAACTTGATTGAGAGCCATGCTCATCTCATCCATCGAATAGCAATGGTCGTTATGCTTTTGGTTTAACGTCTTGAAAGGATCGGTCAGCGGATGCGCGACCCCTTCACTCCACTCGCTCGGGATGCCCCCGCCCCCATGTTCAATCGCCATGCATGATTTGATGCCAATGGCAATTCGTTTGGCTACATCAAAAAGTATTTTCATGCTCACGCTATTTCTTTTGAACGCGAACCCCTTTCATCCAGCCCAACCCCTCATCGTCGATGATGGTTGTCGGTTTGCCGATGATGGCATCGAATAAAAGCGTGACCTTCAGTTGCTTGGCGATCTGCTTTGCGTACTTCCCCCCGCGCCTCGACCATAAAATAATGTCAGCCGAGTCGCTGTTCCGAATGTCGTTGAGTTGTTCCGCGAGCTTGTAGTTTAACGCGACGTTGAACTTG